TTCAGGCGTGAAACAAGTGAAGGAACGTCACATTCCAACCGTGTCTTATTTTCTTTTACACTGGCTTCGCCGTGAACACTTTGACTTTTATTCACGAACGAACTGGTACGACGCAATGAAGGACGAATCACATCCATTGTCGAACACTATAAAAACAATCGACAACGACTTCAATGCGTTAGCGCGTGACATCGTGGCGAATGAAGGCAAAGGAATTTTCTACGCAAAGAACAAACTTGGAATGCACGACCGACAACAAGTCGAAACGCGCACCGTGGACAAGTTCGATTTCGATGTCAACGATTAAAGGTTATCGACCGCACAAACACCAGCTTGAAATTCATCAAGCAATCAACCAAGGCAAAGAAAAGTATTTCGCTTTGAACATCGGACGTCAGTTCGGAAAAACAATGCTCGGAATCAACCAACTTCTTTGGTGGGCAATCAACGACCGTGGTTGCACGATTGCTTGGGTGACACCAGTTTACAAACAAGGCAAGAAGGTCTTTGCTGAACTTGAACGCGCCGTGGCAAAGTCAGGATTGTTTGAATTCAACAAATCCGATTTGAGAATCACCGGGTTCGGTTCGTCAATCGAATTCTTTTCAGGTGAACGACCAGACAACATTCGGGGAAATACATTCGATTACATGGTGGTCGATGAATTCGCGTTCACACGTCCAGAATTGTGGGACGAAGTTTTGTCCGCGACGGTCTTGGTCAAAGGAAAGAAGGTCATCTTTATTTCAACACCAAAGGGAAAGAATCATTTTCACCGGGTGTGTCTTCAGCAAAATTACGACGACCGTTACCGTTATTTCCATTTCACTTCATTCGACAATCCGATGATTGATCCGAAGGAACTTGAAGAACGCAAGCGGTCATTGCCTGACCACGTGTTCCGTCAAGAATACCTTGCGGAATTCCTTGACAACGCTGGTGGCTTGTTCAAAGGTGTGTCGTCATGTATCGGTCAAGGTGAACGAACACAACGAATGTATGGTGGTCTTGACATCGGTCGCGCTGACGATTACACGGTGTTGACTATCCTGAACGAACACGGTCACATGGTTCACGTTGAACGCTGGCGTCACGACGATTGGTCACGAATCATTGACAAGGTAGCGAACTTGATTCGTCAATACAACGCAATCACCACGGTCGAAGTCAACAACCAAGGCGACGTGTTTTATGAAATGCTTCACAACACATTACGCAACAAGGTCGTTCCATTCGTAACAACGTCGAAGTCGAAACCAGTGTTGATTGAAGACCTTGCGTTGTCATTCGAACAACAAGCGATTCGTGTCAACGATGTGAAATGGTTGCTTGACGAACTTGAATCTTTTACTTATATTTACAATCCGAAAACAAGGAACGTTCAATATAGCGCACCGACTGGACTTCACGACGACGGTGTCATGTCACTGGCGCTTGCGTGGAATTCTTTGAAGAACAACAAATCGAAAGGGAAATACAATACTTTGAGAATATGAAAATTAAACTACCAGCTTCGATTCACGAATGCAAACCAGACCAGCTTGTCAAATGGTTGATGTTAGCTGAAGTCATCAAGGAAAAGCAAAACGATGAATTGTTTCAAATGCTTGACTTTCAATGTCAACTTATTTCAATCTTTTCAGGACTGAAGGTGAACAAGGTCAAACAACTTGCAATCGAAGACGTTCAGCGTTTGTCTGGTCACTTGACGCGAATGATTGCGAATTACAATTACACCGAACCGCTTGGTGAAGTAACGGTCAATGGTCAACGCTACGTCTTTGAAAAAGATTTCCGATTGATTTCCACGGGACAAATCATTGACTTGAAACTAATCGACGACGTCGCAAGTGATCCAGTTCAAGCGCTTGCGATTTGTTACATTGAAGAAGGGTTCGAGTATTGTCAAGAAGATGACCGTGGTCGTGTGTTGAATCCGAACGAAAAGCGTTACAAAGCTTTCAAGGAACAATTCGACGGTGCGGAATTCATGAACTTCTTTGGTTTTTTTTTGCGCGAATCAAAGAAGCGGAACGACGCTATATTAGCAATCCAGACGATACGGACAATGATGAATCAACGGAACGCAATGACGAATCTCAAGACCATGAATGGTTCACGTGGACAAGAATACTTCAGCGACTTGGACAAGAACTTGGAACGAGTATTGACGGAATCACTAAACAACCGTACGTGAAGACGTTATTCTGGATGAACTATCTTAAATTGAAAGACGAACAAGATTACATATTAATGAAACAACAATCTTCGCGCAATGGCTGACTTTGATTTCCTTGAAGAATTCGGGGTGTCGGTTGCTGAAGCTGAACAACCACAAAGCGTTTACGAAAAATTTATTCTAAACGTTGGGAATAAAGTCACCGCCGACCTTCGTGAATACATTCAGCAAAACGCAATGAACACTGGCGCGCTTGCGCAATCGGTTGTTTACTTTCCGACGGGCGCGTTGTCGTTTGAAATTCAGGCGGACGACTATTATAAATTTGTCGACCAAGGTGTGAACGGAATCGCGGTCAATCATGCAAGCGCTTTTTCATTTCAATATCCGGGTGTGTCTTATAACATGGCGAAGGCGATTCAGGAATGGAAAGGACTTGAAATGTCACACGCGTTTGCGGTTGCTTCAAACATCAAGCAACGTGGACTTCGACCGAAGCACATTACGGATTCGGTGATCACGGACGAATTGCTTGAAAAGATTTCGAACGATTTGGCTGAAGTCACTGGATTGACGTTTGAAATTAAATTCGAAAAGACAACGAAAACATGGCAATAACAATAACACAACAACCGCAAAGATTTCAACCAGCTTGCAATCCGTACATTTGGGTATTTGAAAGCGACCAAACCGCGCAACCTAACTTCAGCTTCATTGTTGAACTTTACGTCGGTGGTTCACTTGTGTCAACACATCAAGTGTTCAACGAATCTGGTAACTACGCAAGGTTCGACGCAAGCGGTGACCTTCGATGTTTGCTCACAAGTGAAATGGTGACAACTGGCGCGTTGCTTACTTTTTACGATACAGCGGTCGATGTGGTAAACATTCGTGTTTACGAAAAGTATGGGACACCACCAGTGTTGTCGGGAACCTTTGTGACGGGAACGGTGAACAGCGCATGGAACGCTTCGCTTCGACATCCTGATTTCATTGCTTACAATTACCTTGATTTCATGGTGTCAAGAATCAACACGAATTCAGGGAACATCAAATTCTTGACTGACTTTCCAAGAACACGGAAGTATTTCGTCGGACTTTACGAAAGCGCGTTCGTCACATTCATCAACCGAAGCAAGCCGAATGTTGATTTTTATTTGAAGCTTTACGACATTACTGGAACATTGATCACCAGTTACACGAACACAATCACCGTTGGTGACTTGAATGTCATTGATTGTTCACCACAAAACTTGATTGCGAACACGTCGGTCACGTTGCTTGACTTTCAATCGTGCGCTTATTTCACCGTTCGTGTTCAAGGTCTTGACGCTGGAACGAATTCAGGATTCAGCGAATTATTCACATTCTGGATTGACACCGAATGTCACCGCTACGACACGCACCGACTACACTGGTTGAACAAGCTTGGTGGTTGGGATTCGTTTACCTTCACGCTTGTGTCAACGAATTCAACCAAGGTGAAGACATCGGAATATCAAAGGGAACGCGGTCAATGGAATCCGACCGGGACGACGTGGGAATATACACGTTATCATGGTGAACAAATGGCGTTCAACAAATACGCAACCGACACAACCGTTTTGAATTCCGACTGGATTCATGAAAGCGTTCAGCAATGGTTGGTTCGTGATTTGTACGAATCACCGAAAGTTTATCTTGAAGTGACACCGGGCGCGTTCGAACCAGTCAAGGTAACGAATGAAGATTTCAGCTTGAAGCAACGACGCGTTGACGGATTGATTCGTGAAACGGTGAACCTTGAAAGAACATACACATACAATTCACAATTGACTTAATGGCTGGCGAACTTTACATTAACGACCGATTGATTGACATCGACCAAGCGTTGCCATTCCCGTTGACGTTCAACATTGCTGACATCCGCGATGTGTCCGCGCGTAAAGGGAACAAGTCGAAAACAATCACGATTCCCGGAACTAATTCGAACAGCGCAATTTTCCGTTCCATATTTTTGTTGACATACACCGACGATACGACTGACACGAATTCAGCGATTCTTGACTTCGATCCAAGTATTAAAGCGACGGCACGATATTACAACAACGGAATTCTTGAGTTCAATGGAATCGCACAACTTCAGGAATGCAAGTTAATCAACGGAACATGGTCATTCGATTTGACCTTGGTGTCCGACACGATTGACTACATTTCCAGAATGAACAAGGTGAAAATTAATGAACTTGACTTCAGCGAATTTGACCATGCGTTAACGAAGGCGAATCAATTCGAAACGTGGTCGGGGTTGAATCAAATCAACGGCGTTTCGACATCAATCAAAACTGGAACTGACTGGGACGGTGTCGGCTACTATTATGGGTTGATTGATTACGGTTATTCACGACCAACACCGAACACATTCGCTTGCGACCAGATTCCGCCACAAGTGTTTGTTTACACAATCCTGAAGAAGTTATTTGAATACGCTGGAATCACATGGTCATCTAACTTCTTTGAAAGTCAAAGATTCAAGAAACTTTTAATGGCGTATTTCGGTGGCAACTTTCCGACAATCACACCAGCGCAACAAACGAATGATTCCGTTTTTTCAAATGAATTGAACAATGCTTCAGGATTCATTGTCAATGGTTCAACGAATCAACAAGGGTTCGGGGGTTCGGTTAGTTTTCCAGACGCGAATCTTTCGGACGTGGTTGATGTCACGGTGACAAGTGATCCGATTGCGCAAACGGTTACAAATTCGCCGTTTCTTATTAACGCTGGAACAACTGGAATGTACACGGTTGAATATAAAGGGAATCACCAGCTTGACATCAAGTTCAACAATACGACCTTGAACTTTTTCAACGTCCGATTGAACTTGTTAATTATAAAAAACGGAACGGTCATTGCTGGCGATGTGATTTATCAAGATAGCGTTGCGAATTTGACTGGTGATTATTCGAACACTTTTACATTCAATTACACACGGCAAATCAATTGCACAATAAACGACCAAGTTCGATTCGGTGTGACGTTGGTTGTCGAAGCTGGTCTTTCGGTTGGCGTTGATAACTTGACACGAACGATTGAACTTACTTCGACTGGAACACAAGTGAATTTCCTGAAGACGATTCAAGAACTTGTTCCCGGTGGCACGGTGGCAATCGGTTCATTTTTACCTGATATGACTGGTGACGTTTTCTTGAAAGGATTGATAACAATGTTTAATTTAATGATTAAACCAGCGACGGACAATCCAAGCGTTTTGGAAATCGAACCATTGTCGGAATTTTACACGTCGTCACAAGACGCGCTTGACTGGACACAATTGGTTGACTACTCGAAAGAACTGAATGTTCAACCGACGATTAACTACGCTTCGAAGGAATACAATTTCAATTTCAAACAAGACGGTGACTATTGGAACACACAATATCAAAACGAATACCTTGACAATTACGGTGAATTTCAAATCTTATCACAATCGCAATACGCAACACAAGTGACAAACATGACTTTACCGTTCAGTCAAAAACCGTTGGTTGAAATCAATCCTTCGTTGATTGTTCCAGCTTCTTATCAAGTGAATCTTGATTCAGCTGGAAATGGTCAAATCGTTCCGAAAAAAGCGACTTCGTTTATCGTGTACGTTGGTGAAATGCAAACGGCAAACTGGCAGTATATTGACGAATTCAACAATCCGCACAACTTGACACAATATGCGTACGTCGGACATCTTGATGACATTAATCATCCGACAAGTGACTTGAATTATGGTGTTCCTGAAGTCGTGTACTATACCGCGACAACGTACACGAACAACAACTTGTTGCAATATCACAACACGTTCATTCAAGAATTGATTTCAAGATACGGAAAGTTATTGACTTGTTACGCCAAGATTGACACGTCAATAATCAATACGCTTGATTTCCGAAACCTAATCAACATCAATGGCGTTGTGTATCGTTTACAAAAGATAAGCGATTACGATTCAACAAAAGAACGCACAACGCAAATCGAATTGTTGCGATTGATCCAAGGTGAAGGAACACCGATTGAAGACGACAACATAATAACTGAAGACGGAATCGACGTTGAAACTGAAGGCACACAAATTTTAACACAAGAATAAAATGGCAAAAATAAAAGTTAGTGAATTAACGCCGAAGGGCGCAATGTTAAACAGAAACGATTTGCTTTTGATAAGCGAATTTGAAATGGCGGACACTTACATTTCGAAAAGCGTGACTGGACTTGAAGTCATGGAATCGGTCAAGACATCGAATCCATTCGGATCATTCATTCATTTGAACACACAAACAACAATCGCCAACACACCGACACCCATGCGAATGAGTGAAACGACAATGGCAATGGATGTTTCAATTGATGAAGAAACAAAAATGGTTGTTAGTCAAACTGGAATTTACAACATTCAATTCAGCGCACAACTTTATCGAACGTCTGGTGGTACAACACAAGACGTTAACATTTGGTATCGTGTGAATGGTGTTGACATTGACAATTCAAATACAAAAATAACCATTGCAAATAATGGTCATTTTTTAGTCGCTTCATGGAATTTTTTCATTCGATTGAATTCAGGCGATTATGTCGAAATCATGTGGGCGACAACTGCGAACACAATTCAATTGATTTATGAAAATGGAAATTCAATTCATCCAGCGGTTCCTTCAGTCATTGCAACAATTAATCGAATCAACTAATCATGGCAAATAAAGAAGCGGTTTTCACCGTCAAGGTCAACACCGGGAATTCAGTTCAAGACCTTCAAAACGCGGACAAGGCGGTCAATCAACTTAACAAAGATTTGAAGACCACACAAACGACCGCGAATGATTCAAGCGGAACTGACGCACTGGCGCAAAAGCTTGCGGAACTTGACGCGAAGCTTGAAGCTGGTGGTCTTTCCATGCGTGAAATGACCAAGACGATGAAGGAATACCAGAACATCGCAATTCAAGCTGGTGCAAGTTCACCGATTGGTGCGCAAGCTTTGCAAAACGCGTCTTCATTGAAGGACGAAATCGGTGACTTGAAAGCGCAAACAACCGCGTTGTCATCGGACTTCGTTGGTCTTGACACGTCAATGGCTGGAATCGAAGTCGGTGCGCAAGCGTTCATGGGTGTTCAAAGCGCAATGGCGTTGGCTGGTGTTGAAAATGAAAAATTGACACAAACAATGGTCAAGCTTCAGGCGGTTCAAGGTCTTGTGAATTCAGTCACAACGATTGCGAACAAATTGAATTCGGATTCAATTCTTGGAATCCAGCTTCGAACGGCTTGGGAAAAATTGAAGAATTCATCGTTCGTTCAAGGAACGGTTGCAACCACGGCACAAACAACCGCAATCGGTGCGCAAACGGGCGCAACGTTGGCAAGCGCAACGGCAACCGCAACGGCAACTGGTGGGTTGAAATTATTTCGACTTGCTTTGATTTCCACGGGAATCGGTGCAATCGTTGTTGGTCTTGGATTGTTGATTGCTAACTTCGACACCGTTTCGAAATGGGTGTTGAAAGCGCGTGAAGAATTTGAAAAACTTGGTCCGGGTGTGAAGATTGCGGTCGGAATTGCTGTCCTTGCTTTTGCGCCTTTGTTGGCGGTGATTTATGGCGTTGTCAAAGCGCTTGAATACTTCGGTGTCGTGGACGATGTTCAAACGGCGAAAGCAAAGAAGAACGCGCATGACCATACTGAAGCTGTTGTCAAAGCAAGTGACAAGCGCGCGAAGGCAATTAAAAAAGAACAAGACGCAACCGACGCAAAGTATACGCATGAAATCAACATGGCGAAAGCTTCAGGCAAAGACACTTACGAAAT